GGCCTGGCAGTCGTCCAGGGTGATGTCGGTCATCCGGGTGAGCGTCATGCCGTTTCCACGGCAGTTGTCGACCATGACCGAGTGCAGGCGCCAGGAGTACGGGAAGACGTTGCTGATCCCGGCGGTGACGATGCCGTTGTTCGACATCTTCCGGATCGTCACGTTGCGCATGACGACGTTCTGCACGTTGCCTGCGGCGTAGATGCCGTCGACCGGCTTGGTGCCGTCCAGCGTCGAGCCGTCGAGCATGATGTCCTGCAGCCGGTGCTCGGCCGCCAGGCTGGAGTACCCGCCGGTCGCCTGGTCCTGGTAGGTGAGCAGCGCGGTGCCGGTGAACGAGGCCAGCGGCTGGATGTAGGACGGCGGGTCGGTCAGGCCCGCTCCGGACATCAGGTTGGCGTGCACGCCCTGCAGAACCACGCCCGGCTTCGGCTTCAGCGTCGCGCCGGTGCGGTAGATGCCCGACGGGAGGTAGACAATGCCACCGGCCGGGCAGGCGTCGATCGCGGCCTGGATCGAAGCCCGGTCGTCCGTCGTCCCGTCGCCCTTGGCCCCGTAGACCGGGTCCTTGACGTTGAACCAGGCCAGCGTGGAGCCGCCGAGCTGCGCGACGGTGGCGTAGTCCTGCGGGCCGACGCCGTTGGCCGCGCCGGTGATGCGCTGGCCGTTCAGGGGGATGTTGGCCGTCGGCAGCCCCACCTGGTGCAGCAGCGGCATCTGGTGGACGTGGCTCGCGTCGGCCGCCTTGCCGCTGGCCCCGGCCGCCCGGGTGCCCAGCGCCTGGATATCGGTGTTGTCGCCGCTGATCGGCGTCGCACCGCCCCCGCCGCCGGTACCCAGGTTGGAGGGCAGCTGCTCCAGGGGGACGCGGCCGGAGCCGTCCAGGACCGCGTAACCGTTGGGCAGGCCACGCTGGTTGACCGGCTGGAAGAAGATGCCCGGAGCGGTCGCCTCGGCCAGCCGGGGCGCGGTGGCCAGGTCGACCGGCCCACCGTTGTACGGCACGGCGATGAAGTACGTGGCCGTGGCCAGCCCGGACAGCGTCTCGGTGACCTCGTAGGTGCCGCCCCCGGCCGGAAGCGTGCCCGGGTCGTTGGTGGCCTGCACGCTCAGGGAGATCGCCCCAGAGCCGTTCAGTGTGGCCGTGTGCGGACGCCGATCGGCGATCTCACCGCTGTTGGAGAGCACGCCGACGAGCTGCAGCCGCACCGTTCCGGTGCGGGGGTTTCCCGAGCCGTCAAGGTAGGTCCGGGTGACCGGAACCAGGGTGAACGTCATGCCTGCAGCTCCTCGTTGATCTTGTCCTCCCCGATGTGGCGGCGCATGCCGATGTGGCGCGGGCCCTGGTAGAGGCCGACGGCCTGCTTGCGCTGGATTGCCTCGGGCGCCTCTGTCTCGACCTCGACCTCGGCGTCCTCATCGACGACAGGCTTGGGCTCGACCCGGACCTTCGGCCGGTGCGCGTCGGCCAGGGCCTTCATCCGCTCGTGGTTCTGGAACAGGCCCGTGGGGTCGTCCAGCGTCGGCCGGGCCGCGTAGGCGGACTGCTTGGGCATGTCCGCGCGCGCCTCGTCGGACTCGTCGGGGCGCTGCTCGCCGCCCTCGCCCTGGTCGGCGTCGACCGGCTCCGGCACGCCGCCGGGCTGGGCCACGCCGCCGTCGGCGGGCATGGTGGTGAGGTCCTGCATGGTCGGCGCGATCGTGGGCTGCGCACTGATGGGGTCCATGCCGAGGATCGGGATCCGCAGCGGCGCCGTCGGCACACTGGATGGGTCCTGGGACTGGTCCAGCGCGCGCGGCTCGAAGTCGCCCCGCAGGTCGCTCGGGATCGGCAGGGCCTTGTCCCGGAGCGCGACGTAGATGGCCTGGCGGGTCTCCTGCTCGGCCACGGCCAGCTCGACGGCCTCGTCGCGCGACTTCTCGATCTCCTCGTCGAAGTCGATGTTGACGTTGTGCAGGCGCGTCTTCATCGAGATCGGCACCCCGGCCTCGCGCAGCGCCTCGAAGAACTCGTTCTGCGCGGCCTCGTCCTGCAGGGACATTGTCTTGAACTGCAGGTCGGGGATGAGGAGCTTGGGCTGCTCGACGATCCGGCCCTCGCCGGTCTCCTCGTCGATCTCGTAGATCTCCTCCATCTTCACGTACCGCTTGCCGCCCCTCTCCTCGTAGTCGAAGTGCTCCTGGGCTTCGGCGACGACGAGGGCCCGCTGGCGGTAGTGGGAGGAGATCAGCCCCTGGTAGTTGGTCAGCATCTGCGTGACCAGGTCGCGGTTGAGGGCGTCGGCCGCGTACGTCTCACCGGAGGACGCACCGGCGAGCATCGTCTTGGACAGGCCGAAGGTCTGCAGGACCCGGCCCTCGATCCGCTCGAAGTCGCCGGTCAGGTCAGGGATGTCCTCCTTGCCCAGCACCGACTCCATCTGGACCGCGAAGTGGGTCATGATGATGCGGAAGTCGCCCGCCAGGGCCGCGTCCACGGCCTGCTCGAAGTCCGCGAGGTCGTCCATCGTCGGGATCCACGGCACGTTCGTACCGAGGTCGGACGCGGAGGCACCGAGCTTCGCGTGGATGAGCGGCGTGTACAGCCGGTCGGCGATCGAGTCGACGGCCGCGTTCAACATCTCTTCCTGCATGAGCGAACGCATCGCTCTGTACAGCAGCGGGATGCCCCGGGGGTTGAACGTGTCAGCCTCGAACTTCATCTGCCGCAGCAGGATGTTCGACACCGGCATCAGCGCGTTGTCGTCGGAGTAGTACGTCAGCTCCGGGTACGCCGTGATGAGCTTCTCGTACTCCCAGGCGGGCTGCCGGGTGCGGATCAGCTCCTTCATGTTCTGCGGGAGCCGGATCAGGAACCGGGGCTCGCGCAGGAACGGGGACGGCTGCACCTCGACGTCGTCGGGGTTCAGCAACTCCTCGTCGTCCCAGACGCCGAGATCCTCGTTGAAGGTGCCCAGCGGCCACGCCTCACCGGTCGTCCAGTACTCGCGGCCCATCTTGACCAGGAACTTCTTGTAGTCCAGGCCGTCCTCGGAGAGGAAGTGGTCCGTGTAGAACTCCGTGAGCCGCTCGTCCTTGCACGTCATCTTCAGTCCGAGCAGCGGGTACTTCGAGTAGATGTCGACGCAGGAGCCGACCAGCGGATGCGAGATGTAAAGAAGTCGGCAGTACGCCCGCATCTTCTGCATCTGCGCCGGGTCGTCGAACTGGAACGGGAGATTATTTTGTCTCCAATAAAACAGCGGGTCGCGCGGCCTGACCGTGGCGAAGTCCACCGAAGGACCGCCCGCACCGCCGCCGGTGAAGCCCGCCGCTGCCGTCCTCCGTTGGGCGACGCGCCGGTTGGCGCGCATCTCGGCCTCTTCGCCCGACTCGCTCGGCCGCGAGGAAAAGCGGCGGAACAAGCGGTCGATCCGTGACTGCTCGCCGTCGTAGTTCGGCTGGGCTCCGCCCCGCTGGCTTGCCATGAATCCTCCTGTGGTGGCTCACCCCTTGGGGGTGGGCGAGCCGCCACAGACAGGGCCGATCAGGAGGAGGGGGTCTTCCTCCGCGTCTTCTTCACCGGCTCCGCCGGGGATGCGTCGGCGTACCCGTACGACTGCAGCTGGGCCGCGCGGGCCTCCTGGCCCTCAGGCAGCTCCAGCACCTCACCGGAGGCGTAGACGACGCCGTCCAGCTCCAGCGTCACCAGGGCGCGCAGGGAGATCACTGCTGGCCTCCCAGGAGCCCGGCGAGGTAGTCGACGTACGCGGCCCGCCCGAGCGTCCGGCCGCCGGACGCCCGGTAGACGGACTCCTTCTTCCCGAACGGCGGCCCGCCGCCGGAGTCCTTGTCGCCGCCACCGGAGCCGTCCGAGCCGCCGCTGTCGGAGCCCGAGTCGCTTGAGTCGCTGCCTCCGCCGAACGGAGGCGCACCACCGCCGTCCTCGGCCCCGTCCGCGCCTTCAGCGCCCGGCGGCATCGCGTTCGGGTCGTTGGGGTCACCGCCCGGCGGCATCCCGGGCATGGTCGGAGGCGGCATCCCGGGGATCTGCATCGGCATTCCGTCGATCGTCTGAGGGAACGCCGAGTACATCGGCTGCACCCTGACCAGGAACGACTGATTGCAGAACGAGCACTCCGTGTTGCCGTCCGAGCGGCCGATGACCTGCCCCGATCCGCAGAACGGGCAGTGCGCGATCGTGATCCCGTCGCCGGACTGATGCGCCACCACTACGCGCAGCGTCATACCGCTCACCTCCACCCCCTACAGGTGGAGCGACGCCCCCGGACAGCACAACGCCCCTCCTGACGTCTAGGCAGGAGGGGCGAGTAGCCCGCGCGTGTGGATGCCGAATCGCGACAGGCTGGTGGCCATGGGGCCTTCGGCTACGGTACCGGTTCCGGGACGGGCCGGGGGCCGGTTCCGTCGTACGGGAGAGCCAGTCCGGCGTCGATCAGCGCCTGGCCCAGGTCCTCGGTGCCGGACAGGACCGTCGCGAGGTAGCGACCGTACTTCTCCCGCTTGTCCTTCTGGGTCCGGACGGTGAGCACCGGCCCATGTTTCTGGACCCAGTCCCGGACGAAGGCGGTGGCCTTGTCGCCGAGTTCGGTGCCGTGCTCGGCGGCGTTGATGCCGAGGAGGCGCGCCCGCTGCCTGGTGAGCACTCCGAACCCGAGGTCGAGCTGCAGGTCCAGGGTGTCGCCGTCGACCACCTTCTCCACGGTGGCCTGGTAGATGAACACCTACTGACCTCCGAAGATGATGTGCGGGATGAACCAGGCCGTCAGGCCCAGCCAGGCGATGACGAAGGCCGCCTTGCCGGGCCGGGTGCTGGTGTGGAACCAGGTCCGAACCCGCTCGGAGAGCGTGTCGCCCAGCTTGCCGTTGAAGACGCCGTACATCTCGTAGGCGAACGCGGTGCCGAGAATGGCTCCCCAGGTGAGGTTCGGGTCCATCGCTGCTCCTACTCGAACAGGCTGTGCTGGAGGCTGGCCCGGTGGGAGAAGGCGTGCTCGGCCGGGTCGGTCGGCAGCGACTGCTGGCCACCGGCGGGCGCGCCGCTGTCGGGGTGGGAGAAGTCGGTCACCACCGACCGCACCGGCGGCTCACCCGTCCCGCGCTCGCCCGGCTCCGCGTGGGAGAACGGCAGCCTGGAAGGGGTGCGCCCCAGTTCGTCCAGACTGTGCTCCATGTCGTCGGTCCTCCGGTCGTGCGCCTGCTGCAGGTACTTCGTGCGCTGCTCGGTGTCCGCCGGGCTCTCGAAGCGGTCCGCGCGCGGGGTGTCCCACTTGTGGTTCATCTCGGCCTGGTCGCCGTTCAGCCGGTTCATGATGTCGTTGAACTCGCGGCGCCCCTGCTCGTCGTGATGACGAGTGACGGCGTCATCGACGTGGTCGGAGGCCGCGTTGTTGCTCGGGGTGATCAGCGGGGCCCGCCCGGGGGCCGGGGCCGACGGCGCCGGAGTCGAGGACGGCGCCGGGGTGTGCTGCGCATCCTCGCCGCCGTGCCACCAGTCCTTCAGCCGCTGGTAGAACCCGGCTACGGTCGGGTCCAGGGAGGCAGCCGAACCGAGGCCCTCTTCCAGGCCGTCCAGGCGCTTGTTGACCTCGTCGAAGGTGCTGGAGCCGCCGTTG